AGAGTATACTGCTAAAGCAAGTGAAACTGGTTTAGTAGATCAAGAAGAGTTAGATGCTGCTTTGTCTGTAATGGGCCAAGCTACATTTAATCAAGAGTTTGAATGTTCTTTTATAGGTAATGTTAAAGGCTCTATTTATGGTGATATTATTACTAAATTAGAAGATGAGAGAAGGCTTGCTAGAGTTCCTCACGATCCGTCTTATCCTGTTAATACCGCTTGGGATCTTGGTTATAATGATGCTACTGCTATCATTTTTTATCAAAATGTTGGACACGCTGTTAATATTATTGACTACTACGAAAACAATAATCAAGCGTTTCCTCACTATGCTAAGGTTCTCAAAGAGAGAGATTACTCGTATTCTGAACACTTAGGACCACACGATCTAGAGCAAACAGATTTTACTACTGGTAGAACTAAGAGAGAAGTAGCTTATCAGTTAGGATTAAGATTTAGGATAGCTCCTAAAATAAATATAGAAGATGGCATTCACGCAGTTAAGATGTTGCTGCCGCGATGCTATATTGATGTTGATAATTGCTCAAAGCTTATAAATGCTCTTAGACATTATCATCGAAAGTATAAAGAAAAAGATAACATCTACTCTGCTAAACCTAACCATGACTGGAGCAGTCACGCAAACGATGCGCTAAGATATTTAGCAACTGGTTTACAAAGAGAAAAATTTACAAACAATAAACATTTACAATCGGATTATAATTATGGGTTCAATATTTAAACCAAAAATAGAGATGCCACCTGCACCTCAAATAGAGATGCCAGATGAAACAAACGTACCATCTGCAGAAGATCAAGCTAGAGAAGCAGCTGAAGCTGAGGAATTAAGAAGAAGGCAATCAAAAAGAAAAGGTCGAAGATCTACTATTCTAACAGAACCAGAATTAGAAGATGAAGATCCAAAATTAAAAAAACCATTATTAGGAGATTAAGTTATGGGAGCATCAAGCGGAGCAGGCTCAGGTGAAGGAGCAAGTATAGTTTACAATAAAGAGATGGGCGGTCCAATGAAGATTGCACCAAAAAGAAGAAAAAATATTTTAGATAAAACACCAGCAGGAAATATTATAGGAAAAATTGCTGATAAAAATAATTTAAGTAGAAGAAAAAGTTTTCTTAAAAAAGAAGGTGTAACATTATCAAGTATGGATGATGCGTATATTTTATCTCCTGCAGGAAAAGCAGAAATCAACAGAAAGACTGGTGGTAAGTATGATGCTTACAATGAAGGTAAGCTGAGCGGTAATGTTGGCGGAGGTGATGATAATGATAGAGGTCAAAATCAAACTCAAACTCAATCTCAAACTGCTTTACTATCTGGTGATACAGCAAACACCGAAACAATATCTGATGAGGTAATTACTGAAACTGCATCTGCAGATACAACAGATAATTTAACTGAAGAGCAAAGACTTATCAGAGCTAAGCGAGCTAACAAAGTTAAAACAAAATTAACACAAAAAGACGATGAGCTTACTTTAGGTACAAAAGCTTTATTATCTTAATAACACATAATGCAAAAACAAGAATTTAGAGATTTGGCTCGTGAGCTAAAATCAAACCTATCTAGGTTAATGGAGAAAAGGTCTACGTGGGAGAGCCACTGGCAAGAATGCGCAGACTTTATTCAGCCTAGAAAAGCAGAGATCACAAAAGAGAGAGCAAGAGGCGACAAGAGAAACGTACAAATATTTGATGCAACGGCTATTCACGCTCTAGAATTATTGGCAGCATCTTTGCATGGAATGCTTACAAGCTCAGCAAATAGGTGGTTTTCTTTACGTTATAAAGAAGATCAGCTTAATGATAGTGATGAGGCTAAAGAATGGCTTCAAGATGCTACTGATAAAATGTATTTAGCTTTTGCTAGATCTAACTTTCAACAAGAAGTCTTTGAAGCTTATCATGACCTAATTTGTTTTGGGACATCAGCTATTATGATTGAAGAGGACCAAGAAGATATACTTAGGTTCTCTGCTAGACATATAAAAGAAATCTACATCCAAGAAAATAAAAAAGGTTTTGTAGATACAATTTATAGAAGATTTAAAATGGCAGCATTAGCTGCAGTAGAAAAGTTTGGTATAGAAAATTTATCAAAAGAAAGTCAAACGACTTTTCAGAAAGATCCATTTAAAGAATTGGAATTTGTTCATGTTGTTAGACCTCGAAATATTTACAATGAAAGAAAAGCTGACAAAGCTAACATGCCTTTTCAAAGTATTTATTTTGAATACAACAATGGACATATTATTTCTGTAGGTGGTTTTAGAGAATTACCTTACGTCATACCAAGATATTTAAAAGCATCTACTGAGATATACGGAAGATCTCCAGCTATGAATGCTTTACCTGATGTAAAAGTTTTAAACAAAATGGTTGAGACTGCATTGAAAGCTGCAGCTAAACAAGTTGATCCACCTCTGTTAGTGCCAGACGACAGCATGCTATCACCAATTAGAATGTCAGCTGGTTCATTAAATTATTACCGATCAGGATCAAGAGATCGAATTGAACCTTTACAAATAGGACAAGCAACATCAGCAACTCTTAATCAAGAAAACCAAAGAAGAGAAGCTATTGCAAAAATGTTTCATGTGGACCAGTTAGTAGTTTCAAGTAATAGAACTATGACAGCAACAGAAGTCATACAAAGAAACGAAGAGAAGATGAGAATACTTGGTCCAGTATTAGGTAGATTACAATCAGAATTATTACAGCCAATGATTTTAAGAGTATTTAATATTATGCTTAGAAACAGATTATTTTTACAAGCTCCAGAAATTCTTGCAGAACAAGAGATAGATATTGAATATGTATCTCCTATGGCTTTAGCTCAAAGATCTCAAGAATTACAAAGCTTGATGAGAGGATTAGAGATGTTTGCTCAAATATCTCCTTTAGCTCCAGTACAAGATTACATAGATGAAAACGGTCTAGTAAAACAAATCATTTCTTTATTAGGTTTACCAGCCAAAATGATTAAGTCAGATAAAGAAGTCATGATGCTAAGAGAGCAAAGAGCTGCAGCTCAAGCTCAACAAGCAGAGATGATGCAGCAAATGCAAGAAAGTCAAATTGCTAAAAATGCTGCTCCTATGGTTAAGGAACTTAATGCAGCTGAATAAAAAATTACAAGAGCTTATTAAAGATTATAAAATTATTTTTAATACAGACGAAGGTAAAAGAGTTTTAGAAGATCTCAAAAAGAGATCACACTTCCATAATACAACACATGTCCAAGGCGATAGTCATGAGAGCGCTTATAACGAAGGCCAAAGATCACTGGTTGTTTTTATGGAAACATTAATAAATCATAAAGAATAACGAGGTAAAATATGTCAGATCAGACAACTGCTCCAGTGGAGCAATCTGAGCAACCAAAGGAAGTTGCTCAACCTGAGGCAACTCCAGAGGTAAAAGAAAGTGTTTTAGCTGAACCAGTAAAAACTGAAGAAGTTAAAATAGAAGAGCCTAAGGTAATTAATTTTCAAGAATTAATTCCTGAGGAATATAAAGAAGAAAAGTCTCTACAAAATTTCTCAACTATGAAAGATTTTGTAAAGTCTTACATTAATGCTCAAAGTTTAGTTGGAGCTAATAAAGTTGCTATTCCAAATAAGATGGCAACTGATGAGGACTGGGAAGAGGTTTATAAAAAATTAGGTAGACCAGATAAACCAGAAGGTTACGAATATTCTTTCAAAGAAGAAGTCGACCAAGAACAACTAAAAAGATTTAATGAGGAAGCTTACAGAATTGGATTACTTCCAAAACAAGCTGAGCGAATGATTAAATTTTATAATGAGTTCGCAACAAATCAGGAAGCCGATAGAGTTAAAAACTTTGAAGTTAGACAAACTGAGGCTATGGCTGAATTAAAAAAAGAATTTGGTCCTGAATACAATAAGCGATTAGATCAAGCTAAAAAACTTGCAGTCGAGACATTAGGTAATGACATTTTAAATAATGCAGTGCTTAATGATGGAACAAGACTAGGTGATAACGTACAAGTAGTGAAAGCGTTTTCAATGTTAGCTGACAAACTTTCTGAAGATGAATTAATCAAAGGAGATGGTGTCGACTATCAAACAGCAAGTGAAATAGAAAAAGAGATCTCTGAACTTACTGAAGATGGATCACCATATTGGAATAAAACACATCCTAATCATGCCAAGACAGTTGATAGAGTGTTTAGATTACGTGAGCAGTTAAATGGCTAACGAAAAATTTGAACCTCAACCAGACATCACTGATATTGAAATAAGATTAGAATGTTTAAGGCTTGCTACTGAGTTTGGTCCAGAGAACGAACGAAGAGAGCCAATAGAAAAAGCAACTAAGTATTTCAATTGGGTAAAACAAGTTTCTAGCGATAATCGAAAGACCGCTCGAAAAAAAGTCTAATTGCAGACTATAAATGTAAAGACGAGATCCGCTTAGCGGAAAATCAAATCGATCAAATCAATAATCAACTATAGGAGGACATCTAAAATGTCTAACCAAATAACTACAGCTTTTGTACAGCAGTATTCAAACAATGTACAAATGTTGTCACAACAAAAAGGTTCACTCCTACGAAACACTGTTGATAGCGAAACTGTACAAGCGAAAAATGCGTTTTTTGAACAAGTAGGTGTAGCTACAGCAGTAAAAAGAGTTTCAAGACACGGAGACACTCCGCAAATTGATACTCCACATGCAAGACGTAGAGTGAGTATGGTAGATTATGAGTACGCAGACTTGATCGACAAACAAGATCAGGTCAGAACTCTGATCGATCCAACATCTTCTTATGCTCAAGCTGCAGCGTTCGCGCTTGGTAGAGCTATGGATGATGAAATCATAACTGCAGTCAGTGGTACTGCGTTTTCAGGCGAAACTGGATCTACTTCAGTTGCTTTGCCTTCAGCGCAAAAAATTACTGAAAGTGGTACAGATGGATTAACAATTGCAAAATTAAGAGAAGCTAAAGAGAAATTCGATAGCGCCTCTGTTGATCCAAGTATTCCGAGATACCTTGTTGTCGGACCAAAACAAATTTCTGATTTGTTAGGAACTACTCAAGTTACATCTTCGGATTTCAATACAGTTAAAGCTTTAGCAAATGGTGAAATTTCAACATTTCTTGGTTTTAACTTCATAACTTCTAACAGACTTACATTAGCATCAAGCAAAAGACTTTGCTTAGCTTATGCTGGTGACGGTATCAAGTTAGCGTTAGGTCAAGACATCATGACTAGAATTGATGAGAGATCTGACAAAGGTTATGCAACTCAAGTTTACGTGTGTATGACAATGGGAGCTACTAGAATGGAAGAAGAAAAAGTAGTTACTATCCAAGCACACGAAGCGTAATAGAGGAGGTTAAATCAAATGGGTACTAAAAATACAGACTTAGTCGCAAACTTTGAGGCAACTCCTCAAGTTAAAAACAACGCAGCTGAACTTCACGGTGTACTTAGAACTGCACACGGAACTGTTGAGCTAGCAGCTGGAGATAGTGATAACGATGATGTTGTAATGTTAGCACCGATCCCATCAAACGCAGCAGTGCCAAGTTTATTTATTGGCTCTGACACTTTTGGTGGATCTTGCACATTCAACGTAGGAATTTACACTACAGATGGAACAGTAAAAGATGAAGATGTTTTTGCTACAGATGTTGCTGATGCAGCAGCTATGGCAGACGTTAGATTTGAAGCTGCTAACATCGATACAGCTGGTAAAAAAATGTGGGAGCTTGCTGGAGATAGTTCAGATCCAGGCGGATATTTCTACATAGCAGTAACAATGAGTGCTGCTGGTGGAACTGCTGGAACTCTTTCATGGAATATTAGTTACGTTGTTAATTAATACGCAGTGATCTGCAATTAGACTAGGCGGTGTAAAGCTGCCTAGTCAATCAATAATGAAATATATTTTAATTTTATATATGTGTAGTATGAATACTGGTCAGTGTCCTAACAGCACTATCTCAGGTTATCAATTCTCATC